ATATATCACGCTCCCTTTTTTGAGTATAAAAAATACACCCTATACATTGTAAGGTGCATTGTGATATAATATGACTTGCTTACGGTTATATTATATTGCACCTTGCGGTATAGTATATCTTTGCTCCGGTTTGCGCCGGAGCTTTTTGTTGACTTATCAGTATATTTTGCTATAATATACTTAACAAGAGAGCCGGTGACTAGATGAAGCCTAGCCGCTGGTAGTAAAGATGTTACAAAAAGTAGCGCCTTAGTTTACCAGGCTGAGGGCGCTACTTTTTGCGTTTAATGTAAATAACAAGAGTTATAACAGCGCAAAGCATAATTACAAATTGGAATAAATCACTATATGTAACCATTGGCACCAGCTCCCTTCATAAGTAATCCAGCAGCTGACATATCGCCCCACCGGCTCCCCGGTTAAATATGTTATTCTGTTTGACATATAAATAGAATTTGGTATAATATACTTAACAAGGTAGCCGGAGGGTGAGTGCACTTCACCCGATCTGGCGAAAATATTTTACTATTAAGAAATAGTCGTCTACTTTTCCAGAGTCAGGACGGCTATTTCTTATTTTTCATATCAAGGATTTCAATTATCACAAGTACCGCAGTAAGTATGACCATGAATTCTTCGTATGTACTCATAAGCATCATCCTTTCTGTAAGGCTCAGATCGGATGAAAAGCACGTCCCCCGGCTGCCCGGTTAAATATGTTATTGTATGCTCCAGAATGAACCGGAGCATGAATTGGTAGCATGACTAATCAGCGTAACGTGCGTATTTTAATATTATTTCATATCTATCGGGTATTATTGTTTCATAGTCTTCATTGCCATATTTATCATATTTTACTTCGGATGGAAAATATACTTTAACTGTGTCGCTTTTTGTTTTCCATAGCTCCGAAGATGTCTCTGATACATCAATTATCTTGTCGTCTTTATACTGAATAACCATAAAGTCAGCAGTTAGATTTCTTTTCTCGGCTGTGTTGGTTAGAATCAATATTGAATCATTTCCATATTTACTTGTATAATTTACCTTTTCATTGCATAATTCCGTGATGTTTAGTAAATCGTCTATAGAATATGAAATCGTATATGAGCTATAATTAAGATTTTTCTCTTTTTCGCTATCGTATGGTCCCCATATTAATGCGGCGGAAGATGTACCTGCTTGAACATATGTGGAAGTCTCTGATACATCAATTGCTTTATTGTTCGAATCGAAAAAAGTACATTTAATATCTACTGATAAATCGTACATATAATTATTTTTTAAGAATGCGATTACATCGTGGTCTGTGCGTATATCACTTCTTTCTAATGATTTCAGTGCATCTTGTGTTACAAATGGTTCTAAAACAGTAATGCGACATGAAAAAGTTTTTCCTAAAACAGTTGTAGTAACAGTACAAGTTCCGGGATTGAGTGCGACTAAATCGTAGTCATCAGAAACTTTTACAACGTTACTATCAGAGGATTTCCATTTATAGGAACATTCAGTACCATCAATATATACTGGTACGCCATCACCTTGATATGCTTTAATAGATGTATCAGTTATTCTTGGATTTTCAACGGTTATTTTACAGGTGTATTTTTTGCGACCCACTTTTGCAGTAATGGTTGTTTTTCCTACCTTTTTTGTAGTTACTTTTCCCTTTTTATTTACTGTTGCCACTTTTTTATTACTGGATGTCCATTTAATCTTCTTTTTGTTATTCTTTAATTTAAGTTGATATTTTTTTCCTTTCAAAATTGTTTTGTGACGAGCATTTAATTTGACTTTGGCAGCGGCTTCGACGCTTGTTTGAGTATTGAAGTGATTGCTACAAACGGGCGCACATAACAATACTAATGCTAGCGCTGGAAATAATATAATTCTCTTTTTGTTCATAATTAGATTCCTTCCTACCCAATCTTATGGGCATAATATTCTAATGTGTCAACGCATCTGTCTCGATTTTCAAAGTCTAATTGTAGGATATGTTCCAATTCATGAATATACCCGTCAGCCTGCTGTTCTTGATTTAGCCGACTGTTAATAAATATTGAATAGCTTCCGTCTTCATTTAGTGTAGAAGCGGCAGGCACGCTATTCTTAAAATCTAAATAATGCACAAAGATGTCAGTGTTCATTCAATTTCCCTCCCTTTTTTTCTTTAGTCTTTATAATAGTAACATACCACTTTGACAGACTGTGGCATTATTCATGATTTTCTTTTTTCTTTAATGCAGATAGCATTGTATGTACTGTCTGCAAGTCTTCTGGAGAAGCATCTCTTGCGGCATCAAATAATAATGAGAGATTTTTGTTCTCATATATTTCTTGTGCTATCTTTTTGGTCTCTGGATTAAGATAGTATTCGTTCTCAGGCTCTTTTTCTTCCATTAAATCTCCAATGCCAACACCAAGCCACCGAGCTATTGCTTGTATTTTATCTGTTCGTGGCATTTTATTTGCATTGCACCAATCGGAAGCAGTTGCTGATGAAACATTCATAAATTTACATAAATCTGCTTGTGTTTTTCCTGCAACTTCCATATAGTAATTTAATTGTTTAGCGAATACTATTCGTAAAGTTTCTTCTGCCATAATCAAGCCCTCGCTTTCTTAATGTGGATTTATTATACATCTATATATAAAAAGTTTCAAGCTAAAAGCGAAAATATTTTTATAGAAAATAAAAAAAACTTAACTTTAGGCTTGACAACTAGCTAAAAGCGAGTATAATTAAAACTAGCTTAAAGCTAACAAGTGCAGGAGGTGATTAGAACAACATGAAGATATCAATTAAAGGTGCAAGAGTAGAAAAGGGAATGACACAGAAACAAGCAGGAGATGCAATGAATGTAACCAAGGAAACAATATCAAATTGGGAACGTGGAATTACTGCACCGACTGCACCGCAGTTGTTAAAGTTGTGTGATGTTTATGGTGTCAGTGTCGCTGATATTTTTTTGCACTGAAAACTAGCTTAAAGCGAGTAGATGTAGAAAGGAGAGAACATGACTGCACAAGAAAGAAAAATAGTTAGGGAACAATTGGAGAAAAGAAATCAAAGAAGTTTTAGAAGAAACCACCCAGACTTTCCAACATATTTTTCATTAGTGAGCTTAATGCTTGTAATATTTGAGCCAACGGTTCACAAGTATATACACCATATGCTTCAAGCAGTGCAAGAATTGAAATGGTGGTAGGAATCAAGAAACGTAAACCATCCTTACGATGGTATCGAATGTACATTGTTCCGGCCGGAAGACGTTTGTATACAACAATCTTTTTTCCGCGCCAATCAATTGCTCTGATGAAATGGCAATATTTTAATTCGTCAATGCATTTTTTGGGAAAAAAGATATTGAGTTTTAATATTCCTATCCATTTGAGAGTAAGTAAGGAAAGAACCCCTAATTCATAATCTTTATAGATTTCTGACATAATTTGTCACCTCCAAGGTGATTATATCACAGATGTTTAGGGTGAGTAAATGTAGAAAGGAGAGCCATGATTGAAAAGAAGCAAGGAAGTAACTATTATAGTTGATTCTCTTGTACAGAGTGGATTGTTGGAAGAAAGAAACACCGACAGAGCAAGTTGTGTAATAAAAAATGCAATCAAAGAGATTCGGATTGAGAGATATAAGGAAAGGAGAGAACGTTGATTAAAGAAATGAAAGAAGAAAGGGAAATCCTCCACAAGCAGTTGTTAAAACTTGCAGAGGATCAATCCATTACCCATCTGCCGGATGAAGATAAATATATATCATCTTCAATGGCTGATATTTACAATTCATTACATTTGAGACAGTTTAGCTTGGCGCTGCTTCTCTTTCTCGTTGCACATCTCATCGTATGTAGTGCGATAAAGATTGTAAATATCAGTAGGCGATTTTCCTGTTAAATCTTGATTTTGAACATAAAGAATAGCGAGTGCTTGTAATTCGTTAACAGGGAATGAGCTGAAGTGTATGTTGTCTGACATAACAATATCTCCTTTCATAATTACTCGGCATGGCAGTGCCTGTAATTGAATTATATAGGAGATATGCAACTAAGACAATAGGAGAATAATGATGACAGTAGAAAAAAGGGTAACAATACAGTGGCTGTATCTGCATCTACTGTACACAATAATTAAATTAAACGATCAGCAGTACCAGAAAGCGATTGAACAAGTGGAACGGTCCAATCTTCCAAGGGATTTTGTTTCCCGGCTGTTGAAAGTTAGCGAAGACATTAGAGGAACACCGAACAAGTCAACTGAATATCATACTATAACGAGAAATGAGGTGGTTTAAATGGCTATTGTCAAGGAACAATATATTGGAAATGCAAGGGTATTAACGGATGATGATTGTTATGCACATTTAACACCGGAACAGTTGGAACAGAGAAAGAAAGCCGTAGCTGAGAGTGTGGTCAAGATCTGTACAGAAGCTATGGCAAGGAAGTTAAGAAAGGATGGAAATGAAAGTGCATAGTTCACGCAAGGAAGAAGGGTTGATTGCACTGCAGAATGTAGGAGCGGCGATATTTGCCGTAGCTATACTGTTAGCGTGCAGTGCAGAAAACCCATTAACACTTATGATTTGTTTTGGAGCAATGGTGGCAGGATCCGTAGATATATTTGTATGTGGCATTTTGTTGGACAGGCTGCCAGAAGACAAAAAAAGAAAGACCTCTAATTACTTTGGCAAGTAAGGTCTTTCATTCAGCAAATGCATAACGCATTTTCTGTATTTTAGCATGAATGGAGGATATTGGCAATGGCTTATTTTAATACATGCCAGTGGTGCGGAAGCAATCTGGATCCGGGAGAAAGATGCGATTGTCAGCGTATCAAATTAAGAGAAAGAGAAGAAAGAGAAAAGGAGATTCAAGTAAGAGATGGAGGGCAATATTGTTTTAAATTCATTGAGAGAGCAGGGTAAGAAGCGGACACCGGTAGACATTATGCATGAAATCAATATCTTGCTTGCTATGATGCCAAGCAACACAAAGGTAAAGGATAAGAATGATCCGGAATGGTATCTGGACCATTTGGAATATGATTCTGAAGAAGATGAAATTTATTTTGTATGTAAATAGGAGGTAGTGATGAAAGAGGTAGTAGAAGTAAAGGTAAACAAGAGTTTAGGAACGATTGAGAGTAACTTAGATGCAGTTAAGGCATCTATTGAATCCTATATTAAGGATTATGAGAATTATGCAGTATCAGAAGATACCGTTAAGGACAGTAAGCAGTTGGTGTCAGACTTAAGAAAACAGCAGAAAGCATTAGATGCTGAACGCAAGCATATCAAGAAAGATTGGAACGCACCATTTACAGAATGGGAGAAGAAAGCAAAAGATGTGATCGCATTGTATGACAAGCCGATTCTCCTAATCAATGATCAGTTACTTAAGTTTGAGGAAGATCGCAAGTCTAAGAAGAGAGCAGATATTCGTGTAGCATATGTGGAAGTAGTGGCTGCCATTGATATGAATAATGAGTTGGAAGATTACTGTCCGATTGAGAAGATCTACGATTCGAAGTGGGAGAATGCATCTGTATCTATGAAGTCTATTAAAGAGGAGATTCAGCAGAAGCTGGAAGCCGTAGGAATGCAGATAGACACCATCCGTTCTATGGAATCAGAGTTTGAAGATAAAGGACTGGAAGAGTTCAAGAAGACTCTGAATCTTCAATCAGCAGTTCAGTTGATGAATCAGTACAAGAAGCAGAAAGAAGAGATCCTTGCCGCACAGGAAGCTGCTAAGCGTGCCGAAGAGGAAGCTAAACGCAGGGCCGAAGAGAGAGCCGAAGAGGAACGCAAGCGGTTAGAAGAAGAGAAAGAAGCAGAGCGGATTGCAGCAGAGCAGAGAGCCGCAGAAGAGAAAGCCGAAGCGGAGAGACATGCTTCAGATGTGGAAGAAGAGCCGTTCCCAGATCTTCCGGAGTTGGAGGAAGAACCATTTGCAAATGATGAGATACCGTTTGTTGCTGATGGTCCATTTGAGGGAGAGCAGCCTTTTGGAGAGAATAAGTTATATATTCGTGTAGAATGTCCGGCATCTCGAACAAAGGAGTTGGAAGAGTGCCTTAATAATATGAATCTGGAGTGGAGGTACATGTAATGGAAGAACAGAAGATGAATGTATTACATGCTTTACAGAAGATTCGTGTTGGACTTATTGATATGGATATTAAGAAGAGTGGTCATAATGACTATTCTAATTACGATTACTTTGAATTGAGTGACTTTCTTCCATCTATTCAGAAGCTTGCATTGGAGAATGGAGTTGTATGCATATATAGTATTTCAAATGAGAAAGCAACATTGGACATCTGCGACATTAATGATCGGGATAATTGCGTATCATTCTCGATTCCGATTGCGGAAGTCAGCATGAAAGGTGCGAATGCTATTCAGAATGTTGGATGTTTGACTACATATACAAGAAGGTATCTGTATATGATTGCATTTGAGATTGCAGAAAATGAGGAGATTGAGCCTGTAACGAACGCTCCGAATAATGCGGATGCGATCAATAATCAACTTATCTCCGATAAGGATGTCAAGGTGATTAAAGCTGTGGCAGATAAGAAAGGAATTGCAGAAGTTGTTATCTGTAAGGATTATAATATCGGATCATTTGCAGATATGACATTTGATATGTGGAATAACGCGATGAAAAGGCTTGATAAAAGTCCAGATAAGGTGAGTGCATGACAGGGAAGATAGTAGGAATCGCTAGGGCATTGTCCGGAAGATTTCATTTGACCATTGAACTGAATGAAGATGATATGGTCAAGGCATTGTATGACAAGTTACATGATAAGCCGCTATTGGATATAACAATTAAACAGCATAGGCAGAAACGAAGCTTAAATGCGAATGCATATGCGTGGGCACTTCTTGATAAGATGGCGAAAGAACTCCAGACTACAAGTGAAGAACTATATGAACATATGTTGTGCCTATACGGTTATCCGTTATATGACGAAGATGGAATGCCGGTAATAATCTCGGTGCTTGCGACCATTAATGCGAGCCTTTTGGGTAAACATCTTAAGATGATTGGGGAAGGTCATGTGGGAGATAAGGTATTCAACCACTATAAGGTCATTAGAGGTTCATCGAAGTATGATTCAAAGGAAATGAGCACATTCATAGATAATCTTGTTAATGAAGCAAAAGAGATTGGAATTGAAACCTTAACACCAGATGAATTGGAAAGGATGAAAGCGGAATGGAAAGCATAATGCAGAAAGAGAAAAAATGCTTTATCTGCGATAGTACAACCGGTGGAGTGTGTGGATTAGAGATGCACCACATATTCCCCGGATCAAATAGAAAGTGGTCTGAAAAGTACGGCTTGAAAGTGTGGCTGTGCGGTGACAAACATCATCGTAATGGTCCGTTATCTGTTCATAGAAACAGAGTGGTAGCAGATTGGTTGAAAGCAATCGGACAAGCCAAGTTTGAAGAGACCTATGGAACAAGAGAGGATTTCGTTCGGATATTCGGACGGAATTACATATAAGTAACTTATTAACGTATCTGAAATGCATGTGTTATACACCACAGAAAATACATGCACCTGCCGCCGGTGGTCGGCGGTGGGAGAAAGGAGATATATGGCAAAGAGATATAACAAATATGGAGCACATAAAACAACGATAGATGGTCATACGTTTGATAGCGCAAGAGAAGCAGAGAGATATTGTGAGCTTAAGGTAATGGCAAAAGCTGGGGTGATTAAGCATTTGGAGTTACAGCCTAGTTTCCCTTTACAGGATGGTTTTGAATGCAAAGGGAAGAAGTATCGACCGATTATCTATAAAGCTGATTTTGCGTACACAGACGAGCATGGAGAGTATGTTGTGGAAGATGTCAAGGGCATGGAAACGGATGTATTCAAGTTGAAGCGCAAGATGTTTATTAAGAAGTATGGTGATCGATGTGATTTCCGGATCATCAAGTAGGGGGGTGTGAGTATGTGTATTGAGGAATATATCCCCTATGGAAAGGACAATGCAATATCCAGAGAACAGCTATGCAGGGTTGCATGTTTGAGTGATCGCCAGATGAGACAGGAGATTGAAGATGCAAGAAAGAGATGTCCGATCATCAATTTACAAGATGGAAAAGGATATTACAGACCAACTGCCGAGGAAAAATCGGATGTTGAAGCATGGCTTAGAATCCAAAAGAGCCGGATGAATAAGATCCGGGAAGCTATGCTTGGTGCAAGAAATTACATTCAAGATGTATCAGGGCAGCTTAGTTTATTTGATTGAGGTGAGTAGGTGAGAAATTACGTTAAACTTGACCGGAAGATACTGGATTGGGAGTGGTATTTGAATATCAACACGAAGACATTATTTATACATATGCTTCTAAAGGCTAATTGGAAGGAAGGTCGGTTTGAAGGTAAGACTATTCCGAAAGGTTCGTTTGTGAGTTCCATACCCAAGTTGTCAGCCGAAACCGGACTAACAGAAAGAGAGATTCGAACATCAATCGGACATCTAAGAGCGACAGGCGAACTGACAGTCAAAACTACTAACAAATACAGCGTTTTTACAGTGAAAAACTATTCTTTGTATCAAGCAAGCGACACGCAGAGCGACAGTCTAACGACAGACTATCGACATTCTATTGACAGTCTAACGACAGCAATAGAAGAAGATAAGAAAGAAAACAAGAAAGAAGATATAAGAGTATCTAAAGATACTCTTTGTCAGACAGATGTCCGACGAGCCGTGGAAAAGTGGAATGAATTATCTGTCTGCGGAATTAAACCGGTATCAAAGGTGAACAGTGGTTCCAAGAGATATGATTCCTTGTGTGCAAGGATTCGTGAATATGGGATTGATACTGTGATAGCTGCAATCGAGCGGATTAAGGACAGCGACTTCTTGCAAGGGAAGAATAACCGTAATTGGATAATCACATTTGATTGGCTGGTAAAACCGAGCAACTTCCCGAAAGTTTTGGAAGGTAATTATGACAATAGTGGAGGTGAGAACAATTCAAGACCAAGATATTCAGCAGATAACAACGGATCAGATCAAACGGATTCAGAAAAATGTAGGGAATTCTGGGATAACCTATAAATGCCCAAGATGTAAAGATCAAGGATGGGTAGGGTATAGAGGAGAGGATGGTTATTTTTATGCTAGAGAATGTGAATGTGGGATAGTTTCCAAGAAAAAAATGGCGGGAATGCTTGCATTTGCATCCATTCCGGATAGGTACAGAACACTTGTGATGGCTGACTTTGATACGAAATGGTATGGAAATGATCAAAAATTTGCAGAGAACATTAAAGCGACAGCAAGAGGATACCTTGGCAATTACTACATGTTAGAGGGCAGAGGATTATACATTTACTCGAATACAAAGGGAAACGGCAAGACAAGGCTCGCGTGCATTATAGCGAATGAATTGGTCAAAATGGGTATTATTGTTAAATTTGCCACTGCAGGGGATATCCTGGAAGAGATCAAGAAATCATGGGATTCAAATACAGAGTATGGTCTCATGAGCGACTTGAAGACTGCGGAAGTGCTTGTGATTGATGATTTTGGGACTACTTCAGCAAAGGCATGGATCAACGAGAAATTCTACCAGATTATCAATGCAAGATATGTCAGCAAGAGACCTACGATATTCACTAGCAACTGCGATCTTGAAACATTAGAGCGGATGCAGTATGACCAACGGATTACAAGTCGAATTAAAGAGTCATGTTACATGATCATGTTTCCCGGATGTTCTGTGAGAGACAAGAAGAATGCAGAGAATCAGATGGAAATGAAAGGATGGTTAGGAGTTGGCAAGTAAGATTGATCAAATGCTATATAAGAAATTCCGAGGTGACAATCTCCGGTACCAGAGTTTTATCAATGGATGGAATGAGATGGTCATATCCGTTAAGAAAGGTGCTGCAAAGCGTGGCATTGATCTGAAAGATATACCGATTGTCGGGAAGGATGAGAAGAACGATGACAAGGTATGAAGAAGATAAGAGGTTTAATCAGCAAACCGGTTTGTGCATTACATGCGGACATCAGATGGCGGAACCCGGAAAGCTAAAATGCTTTGACTGTGCAGAAAAGGACAGATTGCGGATAGCAAAGAATCGCAATCGGCAGCGAGAAAGCGAGACATCTAAGGCACGTTATGAAAGTCGAAAAGCAGCCGGATTGTGTGTTTATTGTGGGAATAGAAAACAGGAGCATGGACTACGGTGTAATCAATGCTACATAAAGAGCAGAAAATACAAGCAACCGAAAGATATAAGACGATCAGAGCGTGTAGCATACGGATTATGTTACATATGTGGCAGACCTAAGATGGAAGATAAGAAAGTCTGTGAGATATGTTACAAGAAGAGATTGAGCAGTATACGAAAGATCTGCTACATGCCGGTATCAGATTATTGGAAAGGTGAGAATGATCTGTTGTTTGCAAAGAAAGGATAGTCAATGAATTATTTGGAGTTTTTGAAAACCAAGATAGAACTTGCACCGAGCAGTGGCTTTGAGGTTGAACGGTCAGAAGTGAATACAGCATTAAAACCACACCAAGTAGATGCCGTGTTATGGGCGATCAGAGGTGGTCGCAGAGCATTGTTTGAAGCATTTGGACTTGGTAAGACGGTGCAAGAGATTGAGTTTTGCCATTTGGTGGCAAAGCATAAAGGTGGACAGGCTTTGATTGTGCTACCGCTTGGAGTGCGACAGGAGTTCACCAGAGATGCGGTTGAGGTTCTTGGATATGAGAAACCGGAATACTGCAGAACAATGGAAGAGGTTAAGCAGTCAAAGGCGGAGATCATCTTAACCAATTACGAGAGAGTCCGAGATGGAGACATCCGGCCAGACTATTTTGTGGCAACGTCACTTGACGAAGCCAGTGTTTTAAGGAGTTTCGGAAGTAAGACGTATCAGACATTTTTAGATAAATTCAAAGGAGTACCGTATAAGCTGGTGGCTACAGCTACTCCATCACCCAACAAATACAAAGAGTTGATTCATTATGCGGGATATCTGGAGGTTATGGATACCGGACAGGCATTGACACGGTTCTTTCAAAGAGATTCTACGAAAGCGAATAATTTGACCTTATATCCGAACCAAGAAGATGAGTTCTGGATGTGGATATCATCATGGGCTTTGTTTGTTACAAAACCGTCAGATCTCAATCCGGATTATTCGGATGAGGGGTATGATCTTCCGCCATTAGATGTCAGATGGCATGAGTTGCCTATCCACTATGGAGATGCGGTTGATAAAGACGGGCAGATGGAATTATTTGCACAGGCTTCCGTAGGATTGAAAGAAGCAGCCAAGATCAAGCGTGAGAGTATTGATCAGAGAGTGGCTAAGATGAGCGAGATTATCGCAGAGAATCCGGATGAGCATTTTCTCTTATGGCATGATCAGGAAGCAGAGAGAAAAGCAATTCTTAAGGCAGAACCGGAATGTGTAGATATACATGGATCTATGGACTATGACCTGCGAGAAAAGAGGGTGCTTGATTTCTCCAATGGCAAGACAAGATTGTTTGCAACCAAGAAATCAATATCCGGTTCCGGTTGTAACTTCCAGAGATTCTGCCACCGTGAGATATTTGTCGGCATTGATTATGAATTTAATGATTTTATTCAAGCAATTCACCGGTGCTACCGGTTTTTACAAAAGGAAACAGTGATCATTGACATCATTTACATGGAGAATGAAAGGGATATCAAAGATGCGCTGATTGAGAAATGGAAGAATCATAATCACATGGTTGAGAAGATGATTGATATTGTGAAGAAATATGGATTGAATAATGCAGGCCGTGAGCTTGGATTAGAACGGAAGATGGGAGTTGAGAGAGTGGTAGTAAAAGGAGAGAAGTATACAGCAATCAATGATGATTGTGTGGAATGGACGAAGCAGATGGAAGATAACACGGTCGGGTTGATTCATACATCCATTCCATTTGGTAATCACTATGAGTACAGTGCCAATTACAATGATTTCGGACATAACCAAAATACAAAACGGTTCTTTGAGCAGATGGACTTTCTTACACCGGAACTGCTTAGAGTTTTAAGACCGGGAAGAGTGGCAGCTATTCATGTGAAAGACAGAGTACTTTTTGGTAATGCAACCGGTACTGGAATGCCGACAATCGAGCCATTTCATGCAGATTGTATTGAACATTATATGAAACATGGATTTCAGTATTTTGGAATGATCACAGTTGTTACGGATGTGGTAAGAGAGAATAATCAGACTTATCGGTTAGGATGGACGGAGCAGTGTAAAGATGGTTCTAAGATGGGAGTAGGTTGCCCGGAGTACATTTTGTTATTCCGTAAGCTGCCAACCGATCGGAGTACTGCTTATGCGGATGAACCAGTATCGAAGTCTAAGGAAGAATATAGCAGAGGTCAGTGGCAGTTAGACGCACATGGTTATTGGAGATCATCTGGTGACCGGCTGATTGGAAAGGAAGAATTGCAGCACTGTGATACAAGCAATTTGCAGAAGGTGTACCGGGAATATTCCAGAACGCATACATATGACTATGAGGAGCATGTCCGGCTTGCGAATAAGTTAGATAAAGATGGCAGACTGCCGGCTACATTTATGGTGATTGCCCCTGGTTCATGGAATGACTTGGAGGTATGGGATGATATTAACCGTATGAAGACATTGAACACAGAGCAGAGCAAGAGAAGAAAGCAGATGCACGTTTGCCCGTTGCAGATTGATATTGTGGAGCGTATTATCAACCGATATTCCAACGCAGGAGATCTTGTATATGATCCGTTTGGTGGGCTGATGACAGTACCAAGACAGGCGGTATTGATGCATAGAAAGGGTATGGGATGTGAGTTGAATCCGGATTACTTCCGTGATGGTGTGGGATATCTGCAAGCGGCCGAACGCAATGTCAATACACCTACACTGTTTGACTTTTTCGGTGGAAGAGTGAATTGAGGTGTTGTGGGTGTTTAAAAACAGAGATCCAACATAACAGTCATACATAAAAGAGCATAGAGAAATGAAAGGAGAAACCAGTATGAATACAGTAGGATTACAGGAACTTGTAGGTGGGGCTTTACAGGAGAAGTTCAACAAGTCATTTGAGAGAGTTGTGGAGAATCTTCAGGATACGAATACTCCATACAAGAACAAAAGAGAGATTTGTATTAAGTTGAAGTTCACACAGAATGAGATGCGGGATGATGTGTCATGTGAGGTGGATGTTACAGAGAAGTTAGCGCCACAGGCAGGTATGAGAACAGGATTCTGTATCGGAAAGGATCTTAAGACAGGAGAAATGTTTGCAGAGGAATATGGCAAACAGATCAAAGGTCAGATGGCATTTGAGGATTATAAGGAGCCGACCGGTACATCAAATGTTGATCCAGAGACAGGAGAAATCCTTGAAGAAACCGTTGTAGATTTTAGAAAGGCTGCACAGTAGGCAGAACAGGTGAGAATATGATTAAAGAAGCATTAGAGTATCTTGTTAATGAATTAGCTCCGGCAAACATCCGTGAGATTCAGTTAGAGGATGGCAAGACCGGTACGTTTTCAGATAAGAGTTTATATCGCGTTAAGCCGGAATATCCGATGGCTTCCGCTATTACTATGAGTACGCTATCAAGTCTCTTGGATTACATCAAAGCAAATATTGATGAAATGCAGGGCAAAATGATCATTCATGTTGTAAGTCCAACTAAGGTTAGATTGTATTCGCAGTTAATTGGAGAGAGACAGCGTGAATACATGGTTGATGTAGTTGCAGATTTACCGAAGTTTCCATTTGATGAGTTTGTAGCGAATGAGAGATTCATCATTGGTGTACAGTCAAAGTTTATGGATGATCCAGAGGGCAATAAGGACCTGGTGTTAAAGTTTGCGGGTACCGTTGAAAGCGGAACAATTGCACAGTATAGCGATGATGGAGTATCGCAGAAAGCTACAGTCAAGAAAGGAATTACATCTACGGAGCAGGCACTTGTGCCAAGTCCGATATCATTAAGACCTTTTAGAACTTTTGTTGAGGTGGAACAGCCAGTATCTGATTTCATTTTCAGAATTAAAGAGGATAAGTATGATGGAATTGCATGCGCCATTATTGAAGCAGATGGTGGAGCATGGAAGAATGAGGCGATGTATAACATCAAGAAGTATTTACAGAATGAATTAGCGGACTATTCAGATCAGTTCACAGTTATCTCGTAATAATATGCCGCCTGTCTTCTGGATGGGCGGCAGTATAAAGATGAAAGGAGTAAGAGGTTTGCCGGCAGAAAAGACGTCTTTACTCCAACAACAAAATGGAAAGTAATGAAAAGATTCAGATAGAGAGACAGGAATACAGGGAGAAGAAACAACGGCAGAGACTAGAGTTCTATGCCAAGCAGAATCTTCCTTATGCGGTCAAGGTGAGACGTGCGGCACAGAGAGTGCATGAGTTTGTCAGAGAGATGGACAAGCGGGGATGTAACTGTCATGTATCGGTTGGTGGTTTGGATAGTATCACATTGCTAATGTTTATCCGAAGTCTCGGTTATAAGGATATACCGGCAATAAGTGTCAGTAATGTGGAAGATAAGAGTATCCAGATCATTCACAAGCAGTTAGGTGTTGAGGTTGTGAAATCTTACAAGACCAAGGTACAGGTGCTGAACGAAGTAGGTTTCCCGGTCATATCCAAACGGATAGCCGGGAAGATAGATACCTTGCAGCATCCAACAGAGAAGAACAAGACTGTACGACATGCCATTATCACAGGAGAATGCGGCGCAAAGGGGCATTATGCTACAAATAGCAAGATGAAATTACCTAAGAAATGGTTGGAATTGTTTGGCGGGTATGAGAATGAAAATGAGGGTGTGCATTATCAAATGCCTGATTTCATGGTATCAGACAGATGCTGCTATTACATCAAAGAAAAGCCGTGTGATGATTGGGCGAAAGAGCATAATAGCCATGCGTTCCTTGGAATGATGGCAAGCGAGGGCGGTCAGCGTGAGGATGCAATCATAGAGCATGGATGCAACTATTATGGAAAGGGTGTGATGCGATCTGCACCATTTGGACCGTTCTACAGACAGGATCTGTTGCATTTGGCATTAGATCTGAATGTACCGGTGCCGGAGATATATGGAGAGATAGCAAGAAAACCGGATGGCACATTATACACCACAAAGGCACAAAGAACCGGATGCGGTATGTGTGGATTTGGAATTCATATGGAGAAACGACCACACCGATTCGATCTGCTTCGTGAACGCAATGAGAAAGAATGGCACTTCTGGATGTATGAATGTTGTACTGATCCCAAGACTGGAGAGAAGTTCGGTTGGGGCAGAGTGCTTGATTACATCGGAGTGGAATGGGAAGACCAGTATATAGACTGGGATTCAAGACAGATGAATATGTTTGAGATGTTAGGAGAGTGATAAATGTGGAAGACATAAAAGATTGTGAGAGAAAAGTGCATCATCCCAAACCACCAACGCTTGAACAAGTGATATATGATGAAGAATCAAACGCACACAGAGGACATTTGTTGTTCCCTGATCAGCCGGAACTTGCAGAGTTACATGATGCCACTCATTATCAAATGGCACAGTGGTTGAAAGAATTAAAAGAGTACAGGGAACAGGCGGTTAGGAGGAAAGTATGATAGATGGTGAACTGATAGTGGACAACTTCGCCGGTGGTGGTGGAGCTTCCACCGGTATAGAAATGGCTACTGGAATGAGCGTTGATATTGCTATCAAAACTAAAAAGAATAACCTAATACTTGATTACTTGAATTAGGCTATTCTAAAAATATGGATTGTTATGAATTTTTACCATTAATGCGATTAAGCATTTCCTTGGCGAGAGGAACATCTTGTGGTTTTACATCCATTGAGCAGTCAAATAGTTGTTTATGTTCTGGATTGTAATATAAAAATTCGCCAAGCTCTTGAAGATAATCATCAATATCATCTTGAAATGTATGCATTTCACACATGCCGGATTCGTCCCAACCTAATATTGAAGAACACGATACATTAAAATAATCAGCTATTTTCTGTATAATTTCAAGACTTGGCTCTCTTTTGCCGTTTTCCCAATTAAAAATAGCATTTTGTGATACATGTAAATAATCTGCAAGTTCCATTTGCGTTATCTTTTTGTCAGTTCGTAGTTGTTTTAAATTTTTTGAAAATTCAGTCATGACAATCACGCTCCTTTTACTAATAATAGCAAAATGGTGTTATAGTTTCAATATGGTATTGACATTATAGCATAATGGTGTTACTATAACAATACACAAACACCAAAATGGTGTAAAAGGAGGTGAATAGAAATGCGATTAAGTAGAAGAAAGATTGATATTGCAATGGCTAGAAAGCAAATGACAGTAACACAGTTAGCTAAAGCATATGGTGTTAGTCGTGCAAGAATCAACGTTGTACTTAACCAGAGAGAGGTTTCAACGGTAAGTGCAGGCAGAATGGCTGAAGCATTAGGTGTTGATGTGACTGAAATTCTGGAAGAGGAATAGGGAGAATTTGAATGACAAGGGATAGTCGGCTAAAAACAAAATAGAAGTTGCTACCGGCTAAAGTAATTGCAACTTCTATCAAAAAGAAACCAGTTAATGGAATCCTTATTTTCATAATATAGGATTTTTGCAGAAAAAACAAGGAGAAAATGCAATGAATAATATTACGAAGATAGCAGAAGACTTAGAGAAGCGTCCGGAATTAAAAGAATTTATGGAAGATGTTATAAAAAATGGTATTGAGGTTAGAGAAGCTATTGACTTATTAAATCTTCAGAAAGCTATAGCATAAGTATAATAGAGGTTTTGGAGACCTTTGGTAGATCATAAGACTAGAAGTAAGAAAAGGAGATATAAAATGAATGAATTACAGATTTTTGAAAATAGTGAGTTTGGAGAAATTAGAACAGTAGAAATCAACGGTGAACCTTGGTTTGTTGGCAAAGATGTAGCTGACATTCTTGGATATACAAATCCAAGTAAGGCATTAGCTGACCATGTTGATGAGGAGGATAAACTCAATAACGATTCGTTATCGAGTTTAGGTCAGCGTGGAGGTTGGCTTATTAATGAGTCTGGTCTTTACAGTCTTATCCTTTCCAGCAAAATGCCTAATACGAAGAAGTTCAAGCATTGGGTGACATCTGAGGTACTTCCATCAATTAGAAAGCATGGTGCATATGCGGTAGATGATTTAATTAATAATCCAGAACTTGCAATCAAGGCATTTACAGCACTCAAAGAAGAGCGAGAGAAAACAAGAACATTACAGGAAACCATTAAAGAGAGTAATCAGAAAATTAATGAACTGGAAGATACTGTGCAGGAACTTGATCAGACAATTGGCGAATTAACACCAAAAGCAAATTATGTAGATATTATTTTACAGAGTCAATCCACTGTTTGTACTACGCAGATTGCACAGGATTATGGAGAGTCTGCAACATCTTTCAATAAGCGATTGAGCAAGATGGGTATTCAGCGGAAAGTTGGAGGTCAATGGATATTGTATGGAAAGTATCAGGGACAGGGTTATGTACATAGTGAGACTATTAACATTACGAGAAGTGATGGTAACCCTGATGTGGTGATGAATACGAAGTGGACACAAAAAGGACGTTTATTCTTATATGAAGAATTAAAAAAGAATGGTATTCATCCGATGATTGAGCGGTGTAGATAATAATAGCAGTAGAAAAGAATGGATAGTTTAAATTTGCATAATGTCGAATTGTGTCGAATTATGTTGAATAATGCGAACTTTGATAATTGAATATAGACGGTTGGAGTTATACAATTTCTTTATCAGATACGAGAGGAGAAGATGTATGGCAAATGTAGAGAAACTTTTCAAGGAATATAACATTACAAAGAGTGAACAGAAAAAGATCATGGATATCATGGATAAATATAGGGAGCTCATTGCTAATGGGAATTCAGTGTCAAATGTAGAATTTGAAGCAGATATTATATCTGTTTTTGGAGGTGATATGCAGGCATTTAGACATACCCCACCTATTGAATATCATTTTTGCGAATTCGTTGCAAAAGACTTTATGGAGGATAGACGATGGGATGAAGTATTTCCTGCATTATATGGTCATTTACCTAAATATGGTGGCAAGATAGATAAATAAGAAAGCTAAAATTATAAACACATTTAAGAAGTAATACCAACTGTCAATATTCGATGGTTGGTATTTTTTTATGCAAAAAAATGGAAGAGAGGATGTACAAATGGCAAAGGTAGATAGAAAGTTACATGATGCAAGAATAAGCGGCGCGGCATGGATTCTGGATGTAGTGAAGAATCAGGGAATGGATGCGGCAGAACAGGAGATCAAGAGAAGAGGTGGTGCGTTTGTACCAATGGAGATCAATAGGGACGCACTAATTGATTTTGAGAACAGAGTAAAGGCACAGACAATTGATACCATATGCCTACTGTCTGCGGTAACGCTCCGGGATGAGTTTGGATTTGGTAAGGAACGTTTGAAGCGATTTGTCGAACGGTTCAATGAGAAAGCGGATTGTATTGGATCTGATTATGTGAACTGGTCGGATATGATCGAGCAGATGAAAGAAGAGTGCGGGATTGACTTCACCATACGCACAAACGAGTAATAGACAGAACTGTCGTAAAATGCTATAATACAAACAAGAGAGCCTAGAGCCATATAGTGAATTAGAACATCGAGAGATGTCTGGTTTGCTATGTGGCTCTTTTTGTATTTTGGAGAAAGTTGGTGATAGAGGATTGACCAAACAAGAGCAAGCAGAAAGAGATTACATGTCTGGAATGAAATATAAGGATATAGCGGAAAAGTATGGTACCACTATCAACACGGTTAAGAGTTGGAAGAAAAGGTATGCATGGAATAGAAAAGGGGGTGCACCCAAAGGAGCGAAAGGGTGCACACAAAACAAAAAGAATGCAACCACTCCACAGCTAGTAGTATATGACGGTACCAAAGAGACATTGCAAAATGAAGAGTTGACACCAGAACAACAGATGTTCTGTATATATTATATTCGGACGTTCAATGCAACACAGAGTTATCAGAAAGCATATGGATGTTCGCATGAATCAGCTATGTGTGCAGGATCACGTCTGTTAAGCAATGTAAGGGTAAGGAAAGAAATAGAACGCTTGAAAGAGATTAAGCGTCAGAACATAGTCGCGAGTCCAGACGATATCGTGGAATTGCAGATGCGTATAGCGTTTGCTGATATCGGAAACTATGCAAAGTTTATGAATGATGGAATGGGAAATGTTGTTCAAGTGTCAAATTCTGCATTGGTGGATACACAGATTATACAAGAGGTCAAAGAGGGAAAAGCCGGAGTGTCAATTAAATTGGCTGATCGTCAGAAAGCTATCGACTGGCTTACGGCTCACTTCATGATGAACCCTATGGATGAACATAAGGCGGAATTCGATAAGAAGAGATTAGAGTTAGAGTATTTGAAGTTAGATGCACAAATTAAGGCAGATGAGGTGGCAGATGAAGATCCGGAAGACAACTTTCTTGAAGCATTGAATGCTGCGGCTACAGATGTATGGGGTGATGAAGATGGATTGGAATAGTATCGACTCCATACATAAGCGAATAGTCGAACGTGTGAAGAAATCCGCACAGATGAGACGTGCGAGACTGAAACAGAATGCATTTGAATTCAAGCCGTTTAGCGTCAAGCAGAAAAAGGTGCTGACATGGTGGTGCAAGGATAGTCCGGTTAAGGATAAGGATGGAATCGTGGCAGATGGTGCTATACGATCTGGAAAGACACTGTGCATGTCGTTGTCATTCGTGCTGTGGGCGATGTCAACATTCAATCAGCAGAATCTTGGAATGGCAGGCAAGACAATCGGTTCATTCCGGCGAAATGTGTTGTTCTGGTTGAAACTGATGTTGAAATCACGGAAGTATCACGTTATTGACCATAGAACGGACAATATGATAGAGGTCTCAAAGAATGGGGTAACAAATTACTTCTACATATTCGGTGGTAAGGATGAACGTTCGCAAGACCTTATCCAAGGTATCACGCTTGCGGGCATGTTCTTTGATGAAGTGGCACTTATGCCGGAATCCTTTGTAAACCAGGCAACAGGTCGATGCTCTGTGGATGGATCTAAGTATTGGTTTAATTGCAACCCGGATAATCCGCGGCATTGGTTCAAACTGAATTGGATAGATAAGGCAAAGGAAAAGAATCTGGTTTATCTGCATTTCACAATGGATGATAACCTTTCGCTTAGTCCTAAGATTAAGCAGAGATACTGGAGCATGTACGTTGGGGTGTTCTTCAAGCGTTTTATAGAGGGTATCTGGTGTGTGGCTGATGGATTGGTGTATTCCATGTTTGACGAGGACAAGCATGTGATTCACGGAGAATGCCCGTATTCGCCTATGCACCACGTTAGTATCGATTATGGTACAGTCAATCCATTCTCTGCCGGTATGTGGGGATTTGACGGCAAGAGAGCCATAAGAGAGAGGGAACTTTATTACAACGGACGAGAGAAAGGTGTCCGGCTAGATGATGAAACATATTACCAGAAGTTGAAAGAGCTGATAGGAGAGACACCGATAGAGTATATCATCATAGATCCATCGGCTGCATCATTTATTGAGGTAATCAAGAAGCATGGTGAATATATGGTGAAAGGTGCCAAGAATGATGTGTTGGACGGCATTCGAGTGACTACAACGTTTCTGAACACAGGGCGGCTATTCGTTCACGAATCATGCACCAACACCATTGAAGAGTTCGGATTGTATTCATGGGATGAAGAAAGCGGAGATGATAAGGTCATTAAGGAAAACGATCATGCAATGGATGATACGAGATATTACTGCAATACGTTCATGCGTAAGTGGTTGAGATGGGAGTGCTGATATGGGATTGATTAGATTAATTAAAGGAGTGATTGGGAAAATGTTCAAAAAAGACGCTGAAAAGATATTTGATTGCAATATTGTGACATCTGCGTGGATGGATGCGGAGATACGGAGATGGTACCGTGTGGTAGGCGGCAGTCCGGAGTGGAAGTCAAAGGATGATGATGTGAAGTCTATCAACTTCGCTAAGTTCCTCTGCTCGGACACGGCCAAGAAGATATGCCTTGACATTGATATCAATGTGACAGGATCTGCAAGAGCGGATTATCTGCAGGATGTTATGGAAGAGTTGAAGAAGGTACTTCGGGATAAGGTTGAGGATGCCTGTGGTGTCGGTGGAATCATGTTTAAACCAAACGGTTCGAATAATGTGAAGAATTGTATTGATTATGTACAGGCAGATGACTTTATGGTTACGGAGAAGACCACAAACGGAGATATCAGAGGATGCATTTTCATTGATTATGTGCAGGTGGGTGATGATCATTACAAGCGTTTGGAATATCATAGATTCGAGGGCGAACATTATCTGATTACGAACAAGGCTTTCAAGTCAAAGTCACATAATGCATTAGGCCATCCGGTATCACTTGATAAGGTACCGGCATGGGAGAACATGGAAGAGGAGGTATCTATTGACGGCTTAGAGCATCCACTATTTGCCTACTTCAAAATGCCGATGAATAACACCATAGACTATGATAGTCCACTCGGTGTTTCTATCTTCTCCAATGCCATTGAGGAATTGAGAGATCTTGATATTGCGTGGAGCCGCAAGGGTGGCGAGGTTGAGGATAGCAAGCATATGACCTTTGTAGGACCTACGGCGGTGATGTATGCAAATAATAATGATATTAAGTTGCCGCGTTTTCTTAAGCCTGTTGATCTTGGAGATGATGTAACCAAGGATCCTGTGCATGAACATGTGGCTACCTTGCTTACAGATCAGCGTATAGCGGATATCAACAGTGTGCTGTCCATGATTTCAACCAAATGCGGATTCTCACAAGGTCAATTTGTTCTGGATCGAAAGACAGGACAGATCACAGCCACACAGGTAGAGTCCGATGATCATGAGACGATTGAGACTATCAAGGAAATGCGAGATGCACTTCGGGATACTATCGAGCAGTTGATCTATGCACTTGATGCGTATGCAAGTCTGTATGATCTGGCGCCGCTTGGAGTATATGAGACATCATACTCATTCGGAGACCTAACATATTCATTTGATCAAGACAGAGATAGATGGTATCAGTATGCTATCCAAGGGCGAGTGCCGTTTTGGTTATATTTAATGAAATTTGAGGGCATGAGTGAAGAAGAAGCTAAAGAGACATGTCGACTTGCGGATGAAGAGAACAAGGATGAGTCATTATTTGAAGAGGAATAAGGAGAAAGTGAATGGCAGTGATTATTGATTTGACCGGACAACAGTATGGCAAGTTGAAGGTACTAGAATTAGCGGTTGATATTCCGGGAAAAAAGAAAAAATGGTTATGTCGTTGTGAGTGCGGCAATGAAATAATAGTTGCAGGTAGTAATTTGAGGAATGGACATACTACCGGATGTAAAAAATGTGCAATGAAAGATTTGAAAAAAGGTAATATAAAACATGGCATGTCAGATTCAAAATTATACAGTGTTTGGAGAGGTATATTGAATCGCTGTGAAAATCCAAAGAGCAGATCCTATAGTGACTATGGAGCGAAAGGGATTTCGGTGTGTGATGAGTGGCATGATTCCGTAAACTTTATTAAATGGTCATGTGATAATGGATATAAAGAAGGAATGGAAATAGATCGAAAGGATAATACGGCTGGATATTCTCCTAGTAATTGTAGGTGGGTGACAAGGATAGAAAATGCAAATAATAAATCTAACAATAGACGCTTTGTATACAATGGCAGGGTGATGACAATGGCAGAAATTGCGAGGGAAAACAATATCAACTATAAACTGTTTCATAAACATATATCGCAAGGTATGTCTGTTGAAGATGCAATTAGGAGGCAAAGATAAAGTATATGCTAACACCGGAATACCTATGGTCTGCGGCAGATGTCGTGGTCAATACATATGATGAAATGAATAACTGGGCGATTCGTGACATGGCAGAGCGAATTATGGCAGCAGAGTTGTATGGTGACAAGTTGCCGGGTACTGCCAGATACAGAGCATGGATGTTGAATCAATCCGGTATGCACTATGAGGAGATGTCTAAGAAGCTTGCAGAGATCACAAAGAAAGCAGAGCCGGACATTATGAAGTTATTTATCGAAGCCGGACTAACGTCAATCGCTAACGACTATGCGCCGTTTGGCATGGAGCCGTATGATATCACTAAGGATAAGGTTGCCACTCAGATATTAGAATCCGTCTATAAAAAGACAAAGGGAGAGTTGCACAACTATACCAGAACCACATTAGATCAGAGTAATAAACTCTTTATTGATGTGCTTGATAAGGCATTTTATGAGATATCTACCGGTATGCGATCATACAATGAGGTTATTCAGGAAGCTATTGAGATAGTATCAAAGGAAGGTTGCACAGTGAAGTATCCAAGCGGTCATGTGGATAAGCAGGAGGTGGCTGTTCGAAGAGGATTGACGACAGGTGTTAGTCGCGCCGCTGCTGAATTAACCTTACATACTTGCGAGAAAAATGGTTGGGAATATGTTATTGTAGATGCACATGTGGGGGCAAGATATTCGGAATCGGATAAGATAGCAAATCATATGGGATGGCAAGGCGGTGTATATAAAATACATGGTACGGGTGATACAAGCAATGAGAAGCCGGAGATTGTGAATAAAATAGTACGATATCACCGTAAGAGGGGAATTCAATTCCAAGGGAATATTATTCCTAATTTAGAAGAAGAGACAGGATTTCCGTCTAATCCGTTGGGATTGTGTGGATATAATTGCCGGCATAATATTTTTGCTTTCTTACCGGAATATGAAAATCCAGAAAGCAAAAATCCAGAGATAGACGAAGAGAAAAGCAAGCAGAAATATGATCTTATGCAAAAGCAGAGAGCAAGGGAGCGTTCTATTCGTGACACTAGGAGAGAACTAATAGGATTGGATGCAGCCATTGAGAACTGCAAGGATGAAGAGACAAAGTTCAACCTTCAGATGAACTATGACAAGACCGCTAAGAAGTTGGAACGTCAGACAGATGCATATAATCAGTTCTGTGATGAGAATAACTTGACCAGAGATTATAACCGTATGCAGACGGCAAGGTTTGACAGAAATCAGGCATACAAGGCTACCAGAGGGGCGAAGAGGTATTCAAATAGTATTGAAAAAAGCACTAATAATGATATAATGAAAAGAAAGAAAAAAGCTGAAAATGCGATTGAACCTATGCCTAAAAAGCAACTTAGAAAAATAGTGAAAGGATTTGCAAAGCAGGGCGGAAAGATTCAAATGGATGCATATACAGATGAATATTTGAAGTCTAAGAAAGCTGAAGCGATTACATACAATATGAATACAATTTTGTTGCATACTAATTCTGGAAGAGCGGCAGTTTTCGAAGAACTTATACATGCAACGCAATACCGGCAAGGCAAGAATGATGGGTCGTACGTCAGCAGGGTGCTTTGTGAGATAGAAGCGCAGAAGAAATTATTGAAGTATCAAAATGAGTATAAATTAACCAAGCAAGAGGTAAAACAAACGAAATTAGCATTAGATTCATATGAAAAAGAATTGAGATTATATCGAGAGGCAGGTGGTCAACATGATCAAAATAGAGAAGAATAATAATACAGTTAGAGGATTAGATACATTCTCTATACATGGTGACGTTAAGGATATATCTTGTGGATATAGTTTTGAATATGAAGGATCAAAATATATCGTTGAGTCGGTCGCTATGGTTAAGAATGGTAATAACCGAGTAGGAATTAATGATATAGAGGTTGTTGCTAATAAGATTGATGGTTGACAAAGAAGGTGATTTGTATGGGATTTGGATCATCAACAATATTCAAAAACATGGTTGCAATATTGTGATAGAAATGATAATATAGAGGTGTTAGATGGACATTTGGAAGAAAGATGACGAGGCGAAGTGGTTGCCATGTCCGGTATGCCATCAGCCGAAGATGCTAAAATATAATAGTGAAACCGTATTGAAATCATTTCCGGCATATTGTAAGTGGTGTCGGAAGGAAAGAATAATCAATTTCGATGCGAGAAGAATTAAGTAGAGCCTAAGAGCCGAGTATTAACAAGAATACTGGGTTCTTTTTTATTTGAAAACGTGAGCCGACTGTAGTACCGCTTATAGCGATTGCAGCCGGCTCTTTTTTTCTTCTTACCTCCTTTCAATATGAAAGGCCCGCTGTAAGATTGCTGACTTAGGAGCAACATCTAATATCCTCCAGGATGTTGTAGCAAGGTTCGAATCCTTGCCAGCGGATTACCGCGCACGGGTTTACAGTGCAATTTTCCACCACTGCTGACGGAGCAGTTAAATAAAACGATGAAGGAGAATAGAACATGCAGAACATTTTAGAGATTTTGAAAGGTATCGGCATTGAGGTACCAAAGGACAAGGCAGACACGCTCAATGAGGAAGTGGCTAAGAACTACAAGACCATTGGCGAACATGACAAGAAGGTCAAGAAGTTAGAGACGGAGCGTGATGGCTACAAGGAACAGCTTGACACCGCAAACGAAACACTCAAAGGTTTTGAGGGAGTAGATGTGGAAGAAATGAACAAAAAACTGGAGCAGTATAAGACCGAGAAGAAAGAGATGGAAGAGAAGCATAAGCAGGAGATCTACAAGAGAGATTTTGCGGATGCGCTTTCTAAGGCAATGGAAGAGGTCAAGTTCACTTCAGAATCTGCCAAGGATTCGGTTATGCGGAAGATTACAGATGCAGATCTGAAGCTGATTGACGGTAAGATTATCGGTCTGAATGATATGATCGCTACGATCAAGGAGAAAGATGCTTCTGCATTTGTAGATGAGGAACAGCAGAATCTGGAGAATAATAAGCCACAGTTCACCAGAGGAACACAGGGTAGCAAGGAAAAGAAAGGTCATACGACAATGACCGAGTTGTTTAAGATGAAGAATGAGAATCCGAATATGGATATCTCACAGTACATCGGAAAGGATGAATAATTATGCCATTATTTGATGCTAAGAACTTCAACGGTGAAGTATTCCAAGCGTATGTTGATCAGATTGATAACCTCAATCGTAATGAGTTGTTAAAATCAAGAGCATTGGTTGAGAAAAGCGAATATGCTGCTATGTTGCCGGATGCGGCAGGTGGTAACTATATCGTAACTCCAATCAAAGCTCGTATTTCCGGCACACCGTCTAACTATGATGGTAAGACAGATATCGGAGTAGAGAGTCGTAAGACTTATACACAGGGGCGCGTGGTAGTTGGACGTTCACAGGGATGGACGGAGAAAGACTTCTCATCTGATATCACGGGCGAGGATTTCTTGCCAGCGGTACAAGAGATTGCAGAGTTCTGGGATGACGTAGATCAGCAGACAATTCTTGCAAGCTTGAAAGGTATTTTTGCTATGACCGGAGCAAAGAACCTGGAATTTGTTAACGGTCACACTTACGATATCTCTGAGAATGAGACGGATAATAAATTCAGCGAGACTACGTTGAATACCGGTATCCAGAAGGCTCTCGGAGACAATAAGTCAAAGTTTACCCTCTCAATTATGCATTCACAGGTTGCAACGAATCTGGAGAACCTTAAGATTCTTGCATATGCTAAATACACAGATTCTGAGGGTATGCAGAGAGATGTTACTCTTGGTACTGTGAATGGTCGTATCGTATTGATTGACGATAATATGCCAACAGAGGTAGTAGAGGCTGTAGAAGAAAGCGGCACAAAGGGTCAGGATGGATATGTGGCAGCACAACCGGGATATGTGAAATATACAACATATGTATTCGGTGATGGTGCTATTGAATATACCAACTGTGGTGCTAAGAAGCCTTATTCTATGAGTGAGGATGATAAGACAAATGGCGGTGAGACTACATTGTGGAGTCGTCAGCGTAAGATCTTTGCTCCATGTGGTATTTCATTCAAGAAGCCTAATTTCATCTCTCCAACAGATGCACAGCTTTCTACCGGTTCTAACTGGGAGCTTGCAAACTCTAACGAGAGCGGCACACCGGAATATTTCCCACATAAGGCAATCCCAATTGCCCGTATTATCACAAGAGGGTAAGGTGAACGGCTATGGCATATGCAGACTATGAATTTTACACAGATGTATATTCCGGGAGCGCCATAGCCGAGCCGGACTTTGAAAGAATGGCTAACAGAGCGAGCAGATTGGTTGATGTGGTAACACATCGCCGTCTGTTTAATGCTTACCCGGAAGATGAATACACAGATCTGCAGATCAAGATGTGCGTTTGTGATATTGCCGATAAAATGATGGAGATTGACAAGTATAACAAGGCTGCAGCATTGGATGAATCCGGTAATGCAAGCCTTGTGAAGTCTGTATCTGCAGGATCTGAAAGCATTACATATTCAACAACAGATACGAAGTATGCGGAGCTGTCTAAGGATGATAGCAAGGCAAGAGCGTATTATCGTTCCATCGTAACAGATTATCTGCAGGGATTGCCGGATGCAAACGGGATTCATTTGTTGTATGCGGGGGTGTGAGAATGTATAACGATACAGTAACGGTATTCAATTATTATGAGGATAAGAAAAAGAGTATTTGTCGGTGGTATCCTACCGTGTTACATGATGTAGAGTTACAGATCAATCATGGTATAACTGTCACAACAGATGGAAATGCCAATGATAACACGGCAAGCCTGCATATTCGGAATGATCTGGATAAGTACCTCAATCCGGTTGCTTTCAAGAAAGCAGAGGACAGGGAGAATCATTTCACATTAGGTCAGAAAGACTTCTTTGTAGAGGGAGAATTGGACTTGATCGTGATAGAGGAAGATGATTACCCGAATGGATTCTTTGAGTATATTAAGTCGGAGTATGACAATGTATTCAAGATCACGACAGTGGAACGATACAAGGTGATTCCGCATTTTGAGGTAGGTGGTAAGTAATGCCTAATATTCATGTGAAGTCGGCAGATGGACGTATTAATATTCAGATCAGTAGTGATCGTATCATGGATAATGTTAAAGCTGCACAGAATTATCTGGATAGGGCGGTGCTGCTGGATTGTAATCAATACATACCTTATCAGAATGGTATGTTGAGGAAAAGCGGTATATTCAATACAGTCATAGGTAGTGGGGTAGTGCAATGGACTGAGCCGTATGCACATTATCAATATGAAGGTATTAAGTATGTGGACCCTGTGTCTCATGCAAGCCAATCATATGTACCGAATGTCGGATATCGCAGCCGTCAGTATGTACGGAAGGTACCAAGTGGAGAGCCACTACAATATCACACCGAGGGAACCGGTGATCATTGGTTTGAGACTGCAAAGGCAGCGAATGGAAAAGAATGGATTCAGAATGTTAAGAAGATAGCAGGAGGTAAGTAATGGAAGATGTCGAGAAACTATCACAGATTGAAGTCAATAAGATGCTTCGGACTGTATATGAATATGTGAATCAATATGAGGAGCTGAAAGGATTGGAAGTATGCTTTGAGACTTTTGCAGAAGGTACAAGTCTTGCATTATTCTCTCAACCTGGAGCGCATGTTGTGAAGCGGTTTGTGACAGGTGGTTTTCGTGGATTTCTTCCGTTCTGTCTGGTATATCGTTCGAATCCTACCAATGATAATCAGCGGTTGAAGAAACCGGAGTATTTGAGTGCATTATCCGGATGGATGGCAGACAGTACCAATTATCCGGATTTAGAGAACATAGAGATTGAAGAGATCGAGCAGACCTCGGTTCCGTATCAGAGTAATACGGATGAATCGGGTGTCTCTGATTATATGGTAACTTTTAATTTATATTACAGAAAGGAAGATTGACATGGCAAAGTTAAAGAGAGAGGCATTATTACATTACATTGATGCTTCGTTTGGCGGTACTGGTTCGCCACAGTGGTTTCTGATCGGCAAGGATATTGATGATATGTCAGTAGATCTTGGAGTGGATGTAGAGACCAAGAAGAACATTCTCGGTGAGACATCGGTAGATGATAAGGGTTATGAGCCTAAGTTGTCAGCAGATCCATACTATGCAAATCCGACAGATTCCATCTATGCAAAGCTTAAGGATATTGCAATGAACCGAAAGACCGGTTCTGATTGTGAGACCAAGATCCTTGAGGTGCTTGTAGACAAGGATACAGGACCGTATGATGCATGGACAGAAGATGTTGTAGTGAAGCCACAGTCTTACGGTGGTGGAACAGAAGGTGTTGCGATTCCGTTTGACGTAAGTTTCAACGGCAACCGTAAACAGGGAACTGTAACAATTGCAGCTAAGGTTCCAACCTTTACAGAAGGAGAGTAGTAGTATTCGGACGTGGTGAGAGCCATGTCCGATTTTTAAACGGAGGTATATCATGGAAAAGATTGTTATTCAGAGTGGCAAGAAGGTTTATCAGATCGTTGATGAACGTGACAGAGAGTTAGGTGTTATTGAGATTGACCCGGCAGATGTGGGTATAATTAAGCGTGCCGAAGATGCTAAGAAACGGATTATGTCGCAGATCGATAGCGTGAAAGACATAGATACGAAAGCGAAAGACTTTGCAGATAAGGTTAATAAGGCAGATGAAGAGATCAAGGCGGCATTAAATGATATGTTCAATTATGATATCTCTTCTGTAGTGTTTGGCAAGACACACAGTCTGTCTACCCACAAGGGAGTGACATTTGTAGAGCGTTTCTTAGAAGCAGTTACACCGGTGATTGAAAAGGTGTTTGAGGATGAATCAACTGCCATAGCGAATCGTGCGGCAAAGTACACCAAACAGTATCACAACAACAACCGCCGCAAGAAGCGGTATCATAAATGATAGGCGATCTTCCTACCACGTTGAATGTGGCAGGTGTCGATTGCCCTATCCGGTATAGGTTTAAAGACTGCCTTACGATCATGCAGGCATTTGAGGATGATTCTCTTTCCAATGATGAAAAGATCCTAATCATGCTTGACATACTTTATGAAGAGGATGAATTTGGCGAAGATACGATATTGGAAGCTGTTGACAAGGCTATCTGGTTCTTGTCACAGGGGAATACCCAGCCTGTCAAGGAAGAGAAACCATTGTCGCGGCTGGATAAGGATGAACAGTTGATATTTGCCGCCGTCAATGAGGTAGCGCATACAGATATTCGTACAGATGATAATATGCATTATTGGACTTATTTAAGCTACATGCAGGCTATCAGTTCGCATTCGTTGTTTGCGAGTATCGTCCGTATTCGCGAGAAACGGAACAAAGGCTTGAAGCTAGAGCCGGAAGAAAAGAAATTCTATAAGGAACATAAAGAGATGATTGATCTGCAAGATCCTACCGAAGAGGACAAGGCATTTGTAGATTTTATCAATAGCATAACATAGGTTTGAGAGCCATAGAGCCGCTTAGAAAGGAGAGGTTCTATGGCTAATTTTGACGGAACCGTAAAAATCGATACAAAAATAGATCATGGAGGTTTTCTGAAAGGTTTTCAGAAAATGTCTGCACAATCTCAAAAGCTGAAAAATTCTATCAGCGAAACCACACAACAGATTGATAAGTTGCAAAAGGAACTTAATGAGCTGCAGAATGCACCGTTGGAGAGTACCGCTATGACGCGTGCTCAAAAGAATATAGATGCAACGACTCAAAAGATTGTTGATCTGAAAACGGAATTAAATAAGGCAGAAAGTGCACCTGTTGATCATACACAGACTGATAAAATTCAGAAGAACATAGATTTAATTAGTAAGAAGATTAATGAATTAAATAGTAAAATAAGCGAGATGCAGAATGTACCATTAGAAAGTCCGCAGATCACTGCTACATCTGACTCATGGATGGAAGCAGAGGAAAAGTACGACAATCTAATTGCACGGAGAAAGCAATACGAAACGGAATTTGCACAGGGATTTGGTGGTGTAGGATCTGCAATGATTCCAGATCAAGCTAGTTTAGATAGTTTAATGCAGAACGACGCAGAATGGAAAAAAATCTCTGCGGATATTGAAAAGGCAGAATTGGAAGCATCAAAATTCTATCAAAAACTAGAAAATGCTCAATCAGTTGCACAGAGTAAAAAAGATTCAGGAATTTCTAAAGTAAAAGATGATATAGCACAAGCTACGCAGAAATTAGATGTATATAAACAGTCACTTCAGCAAGCAAAAGAAGTTGCTAACAGTAAAAAGCTTTCTGGTCTTATGGAGATACGGGGAGATATTGATAAAGCTGTAAAATCTTTGAAGGTCTATAAGAAAGTTTACGCTGAAGCTAAAGAGGTTGCACAGAAAAAGAGAGACACTGCTATTGATAAGCAAGTCACTTCGATTGAGAAAGCCACAAATAAGTTAGATGTGTACAAAACGAAGATTGCCGAGGTACAGGAGAAAGAGAGTGGTATCGGTAAGAAGATCGATAGTATATCTAACCTTGCGAAGAAAGGCTTTGCCAACATGACAAAGTCCGGCAATAAGAGTAACGGTATGCTTGATAAGTTGAATGGATCTGTATCACGGTTCACTAAGCGTATCTGGGGCGTGCTTTCAAGTGCATTGGTATTTACGGTGCTATCGAAAGCCTTTACCTCTTTACGAGAGAAGATAGCCGCTACAACGAAGCAGAATGCACAGTTTAGTGCAAGTATGGCGGTCATACGAGGGAATGCAAGTTCTGCGTTTAATACGCTGATCACGGCGGCAATGCCCGCTCTTAATTCTCTTATGTCTGTGATAGCAAAGGCAACCACTTATCTGAATACATTTATATCCTTATTGTTCGGTAAGACGGTTAAGAGTGCAAATGCGGCGGCATCTGCTACTAACGGACAGGCTGCAGCATTAGATAAAGCGGGTAAGGCGGCAAAGAAAGCAAGTGAATATCTGAATGCATATGATGAGATGAATGTGCAGGCATCCGACAATGATTCTTCCGGTGGTGGCGGGGGCGGTGGTTCAGATTTGACTTACACCGAGGATGCCGATGTAGAAGGTCAAGTTGCTAAGTATCTTGACCGTATCAAGAAAGCATGGGAAAAGGCTGACTTCACGGAGTTTGGTACGATGCTTGGCAATAAAATCAATGGCGTGTTAGAGAATATTGATTGGAGCGGCATACAGACAGGTGCCACAAAGTTAGGGAAGTCGCTTGCTACATTCCTTAACGGATTTTTCGAGACACCGGGATTGTTCACCAATATAGGCACTACAATAGCAAATGCGCTGAATACAGCGATCAATGCATCTCTTGGATTTGCAGAGAATTTTCATTTTGATTCTGCCGGTAAAGCGGTAGCAGATGCTATCAATGGATTCTTTAAGACGTTTGATGCGACAGGATTAGCGCAGAGTATCCATGTATGGATTCAAGGCGCACTGACATTTGTATCTACCTTACTTAAAAATACTGATTTCACTCAGATTGGTAATAAGATCGGGCAATTTCTAGGAAATCTGGATCTGACGGACTATTTAGATGATATTGCATCCGTTGTATGGGAAGCTATTAAGGGTGGATTTGATCTGTTAAAGGGTATGTTCCAAGAAGCTCCATTGGAAACTGCTTTGATAACAGCATTTGGCATATTGAAGTTTACAGGCCTTGGAGCAAGTATTGCTGGTAAAATTGGAAAATCAATATCTGATCATTTGACGAATGCGGGGTCTGCTGCATGGTCTGGTTTATCCAGTGTAGGCACCACAATATATACCGCTCTTGGCAAGGCTTGTGCAAGTGCAACAAGTGCCGTTGCTACATTGGCAAGTAAGATTGCCGGTGGAATTACAACAGCAATCGGTAATGTTGGTACATTCTTGACAACAGATATTGCTACCGTATTCTCCGGTGGGGCGGCATCCATTGCAGCGGGATTATTTGCAGCCATTGGAGCAGCAATCGCCGGTTGGAAGATTGGTCAGTTAATCTATGATAAGTTCTCTGAACAAATAGATGACATTGTATTCAAGGTAGGCGATTTCTTTACTAAGACAATTCCACAAGCTCTTAACAATGCCGGAAAAGCGGTATTAGATTTTACTTTAAATGTAAAGACATCGGTTGAAGACATTAAGCAGAAAGCGGCGGAAAAATGGAATGAAGCGAAAAATTGGTTTGATGATAAGAAATATCAGATAGCAGTCAAAATTGATGATATAAAATCGAAAGCTTCAGATTTGTGGAGCAATGCGAAGGATTGGGCAAAAGACAAGGCTCTTTCCTTAGGTGTTAAATTTAGCAAATCTGCGAAAGATTTATATAACGATATAAAAGAAGCGTGGGGTAAGGTTAGTGGGAAAACATTCTCTATTAGAGTTAAGTTAAATAATACTGCAAAAGGATTGTTTAACTCATTTAAAACAGCATGGGGGAAAATTAAAACAAAACTGAAATTCCCTATGCAAATGCCACATATCAGTTGGGGTACAACTCAAAAGACGATATTAGGAAAGAAGATATCTGTACCATCGTTAAGTGTTAAATGGTATGCTAACGGTGGTTTCCCAGACATGGGGCAGTTGTTCATTGCCCGTGAGCGTGGAGCCGAGATGGTTGGTAACATTGGCGGCAAGACAGCCGTAGCCAATAACGATCAGATTACAACTGCTATTGCGGCAGCCGTAGGACCAGCGGTGTATGATGCCATGATGAGTGCTATGGCGAATGGTGATAGCGGACAGATCAACCTTAACTTAGAGCTTGGCGGTCAGAAGATTACAGATTATGTAATCCAGGATGTAAAGAATCGAACATTTGCGAGCGGTGGCAGAAATCCGATACTTGTTTAAAGTGGAAAATATGATATAATCAATTTAAAAGTATGAGGGGGTTTTGATATGAAGCGTAATCTATGTATATTTTGTTTTTTACTTATAAGTTTTTTGTGTTCGTTTTCAGTACAAGCTAAATCAAATGTACGGTTGAATATGACTGATATTGTGATAGCAAAGGGAGATTCATGTAATCTTAAGATGGTTGGATCAAAAGGTAATGTAATATGGAAATCTTCTAATAAAAAAATAGTTACAGTATCTAAAGGAAGTGTAAAGGCAAAGAAATGTGGAACTGCTTATATTACTGCTAAAGTATCCGGTAAAAAATATCGGTGTAAAGTTTCTGTTAAGACGTCAAAAAAACTTAATAGTAAATTGATTGATGTGTATAATTGGGCATGTGAAGATATTTGGAATAAGGGGTTTTGTGATATTGGATGGTATGTCAATGAGGGGACGGACTCTTGCGGAGAGCCACTAGATCTTGATAAGACTATTGCAAGACTTAAAAAATCACTGCAAAGCAAAGAAAAGTATAATGATTTCATGAATAAGCTACAGGGAAAAAAGTATAAGAAAATTAAGAAGACTTGGAAGACTATGTACAGGCAAATGGGAAAATTAGAGAACATTATCGATAATGAGAAACCAAGACATAGCAAAGATTATAAGTTTCCTAACGGAACTTTGGGTGATTGTGTATGGACAATGTGGGATGAGATTTACGATTTAAAATAAGCATAGACAAAATTTATACAGTAGTGTAATATATTAGTAGAGCCTTGAGCCAAGAATGTAGAATAAGATTTCTACATCCTTGGCTTTTTTTGCGTTTTTAAGGCTTTTATGGCAATGATAGTGATTGCAACACGAAAGCAGCGGATATCAACTCCTTTCAATTGAGGCTGTTTCATTGCCATACAACAAAAGTGATATGGAAAGGAAGAGAATATGAATAATTTAGTAATCTATGAAAACGAAGAATTTGGAGCAGTGAGAACAGTAACAATTGATGGTGAGCCTTGGCTCTGTTTGGCTGATGTATGTAAGGCTCTTGAAATCACACATGTTACAGATGTCAAGAGCAGATTAAAATCAGATGGGGTCGGTACTAGCGAGGTCATCGACAGTTTAGGAAGAAAGCAGAATGCGACATTTATCAATGAAGCAAATCTGTATAAAGTCATTTTCCAAAGCAGAAAGCCATCTGCTGAGAAATTTACCGATTGGGTAACGACAGAAGTTCTTCCGGCAATCAGAAAGACCGGAACTTATAACTTGCCGGGTACATACAAGGAAGCATTGCAGCAACTTCTTCTGCAGGTAGAAGAAAATGAACGTCTTGCGTTGGAAAATTCAGAAATGAAACCAAAAGCGGAATACTTTGATGATCTGGTAGACAGAAAACTGCTTACGAATTTCCGTGATACAGCAAAAGAGTTAGGTGTAAAGCCTAAGAAGTTCCTTGATTTCCTTGAAGATAAGAAATACATATACAGAGATGCACAAGGTACAATCAAGCCATATTCGGAAAAGAATGATGGATTATTTGAACTGAAAGAATACAAGGGCAGATATTCTTCTCATGCCGGACAACAGACGTTGATTACTCCAAGAGGTAGAGAGGTATTTAGATTGCTCTTAAAATAGAGAGGAGAGCAGAGATATGGCAACATATGATGTCTTGTATCTGGGCGGAGTGAAAGTTGCCACTCCGGCAGAGAATGGAATTACGCGAAGCGTTAATAAGACATGGTCGGAGAACTCTGGACGTACAAGTGCCGGAAAAGCAGTTGGCACGATCAAATATATAAAGAAAAAGCTTGAAATCACATGGGGTAAGCTTTCTGCTTCTGAATTGAAGAAGATTGAGGATGTGGCGAATGATAAAGATAAGCCTTTTAAGGAAGTGAAATACCGCGAAGTGGATGGAAAGATGCAAACAATAACCTGTTATTTTGGTGATTCTGTAGCACAGATATACCGGTATCAAGACGGTAAGGCACAGGTCACTGGATATAAAATAAGTGCAATTGAGCAGTAAAGGAGAGTGGAATAATGTTAAAGACTACAGTATCAAAAACAATTAGCGGAACATCTGTAATTGACAATGCGATGGTAGCGAGCATGACAGCAACGATTAGCGAAGAAGGGAACATTTCTATTTCAAAGAATGTGTACAACAAGGATCTCTATAACCAGAACAAAGCTGCTGTTCAGAAAGATATGGCAGATTTTGAGACAGGGATATTCAAGGAGGATGAATAATGAAAAATATTGATATGGTTCAGAATGTCAACAGATTAAATGAATTTGTTGCGAAAGACAAGGTAATGCCAATAGATCTGTCATTTGCTATTTCTTCCAATATTAGCGAAATGACACATAAGTTGGAGCCTTATGAGATGGAGAGAAAGAAGCTTTTAAATAAATCACAGGAAGTAGATGCGGAAAAGCTTCAGGAATTGTTTGATATTGACGTAGATGTAGATGTTCGCAAATTCCCGAAAGAATCACTTCCGGAAGATTTGACCACAAAAGATATTGTGGCATTAAGCTTCATGATTGAGTAACTATAAGAAAGAGAGCGCCTAGAGCCATACAGTGAATCAGAATGAGAGATATCTGGTTTACTGTGTGGCTTTTTTATTTATATGAGAAAGGTTTAGCATGAGAACATTCGGAACAGACGTAGACAATTTAATACTTGAAGAATATCATGCCGGTATAAATCGATATAATGTGATTCTTTACCACAATGGCAAGAAGATAGATCCGTATATTAAAAAGCTAACCGTTCATTTTATGGGAAATCCCGTTCCGTTCGGCAATATATCCAAGCACTACTTCGAGTTAAATACTGACTATATGGATTTCTTAGAAAAAGATGAGGTAGAGGTTCGTATTGAGAAGAATAGTGTGGAGATAAAGGTCTGCACCTTTTATATTAAGACGATCAATAAAGGCGAATACATGGCTTCTTATACTGCATTTTCAAGCTTATTGGAGCCGGAGAAGATAGCATTGTATAAGATAGACGAGGATCCGGAATGGCGAGTTGCATGGAATAATAGTGCTAAGACAATCAAGGAGATATTAGATATATTTTTAAAGCCTGCAAATCTGGCTATGGCTGAATATCCTTCTTATGACGGAACATTTGTTTCGTTGCATGCGGATTGGGAGAATATGACACTCTCACAGTTGATATGTGCTTGTGGTATTTTGGAAGGCTGCAATTATGTTCTGATCGGAAATACATTCTATCCGGTACGTCCAAGCAAAGCTGTTGCTAAGTCATATGATATCGGAGCGTGTGTGTATTCAGAAAACTTATGGCAGCGTAAGACAGATCTATGTTGTGGTAAGTTGGATGTCGGAATAAAAGTATGGGAATATGAGAACTACACCAGTGAAGATCCTTTAATGGGTTCCGTGGTTTCTTTTATGGAAAGCAGTATCGAATATAATAATCCGTCAAGTGGTACAGGGGTAATATCTGCTAATTTCCCACTAATTCCAGGAGAGAATAGCAGCAAGATTAAAGAGTATATGATAAGTAAACTTTCACCATTTATCGGAATGGATATGAATAGCTATACTATCGAATATCTAGGTGATGCATTTATTGAACCGGGAGATAAAGTGAAGTTCTATGATGATTCCCGGTTAGTTCAGTTCTATCCAAGTGAAATCATTTGGGAATGGGATGGCGGTCTTAGATGTACTCTAAAATCGGAGATTGTACAGGAATCTGGAACAACAGAGGCGGATGTCTCTTTAAATGAGATAGTCAACGTGATTAATAGCGTTGCCAATACACTTCAGAATGTCCGGTACAATACCGTCACTACTAAGACGTTGGAAGCGGATGCGGCTAATATTGGATTGCTAAAGGCAGAGCAAGCGGATATCAAATATGCGACGATTCAAAGCCTTAATGCTACTGATGCTAAGATTACCGCATTGGACTCGGCTACAATTAAGACGGACGAGTTGTATTCCAAAGTAGCAGATCTTGACTATATCAAATCTGATCATGCAGATATTGCAGTTATTAAAAACACCATGATTACCACGGACACCCTTAAGGCGGAGATTGCTAAGATTGGCTATCTGACCGCAGACGAAGCAGATATTCGTTATTTGACAGTGTCTACGGCTGATACAAAATTTCTCCATGCAGATATGTCTGACATGGATATAGCCAAGATACAGACGTTATTTGCTACGGCAGGTATCATTAGCGATATGACAATTAAGGATGGTCATATTACGGGTGTTTTGGATTCCGTGACAGTCAACGCCAATAGCATCACAACAGGCACGTTGTCAGTAGATCGGCTGGTTATTCGCGGCAGTGAGAAATCGCTGGTGTACGAACTCAACAATATATCGGGAGCGTTGCAGGCTAAAAGAGTAGATACGCTAAACGGTGAAATCCTTACACAACGGACTATTACCGCTGATAAGTTAGTTGCTAAGTCTATTACATCAAATGAGATCAAAACCGGAACTATTACTTCAGACGAGATCAAAACTGGTACAATCACTGCTGCTAATATCAATATGATAGATTTGGTTGGTGACTCTGCTTTTATTAACAGTCTTAAGACTAATACAGTTATTGTCGGTCTACAGAACGATATTAACGGGATTAGTGTTGGTGGTAGGAATTTGGTTAAAGGTACTAGTGAAACCTTGATAACATGTAATTATCCATCGTCTTCATATATTAATGCGTTCGATACAAAAGCAACTAAAGCATTAAAGGCTGGAAAATATACGATGTCTTTTTATGCTAAATCTACAGTCGACGGAGATAAAATATACTGTTTTTTATACTCCCCTAACAATGTAACCCATATAGAGAATAGTCAAGGTTTACATGATAGCCGAAATGACGGTCAAAGTTTTATCGTTCTATCGACAACGCTTAAAAAGTATTGGGTCACCTTTACTGTTAATGAGTATGATCGAGCTCCGAGTGTTCTATTTGGACGTTTGTACTGCGGTGATGGAACTGGCACCGTATCAATTGGTAGTTGTAAGTTTGAAGAGGGTACCAAACCCACCGACTGGACACCCGCACCAGAGGATGTGGATAGTCTTATATCCGCAGCACAGAGTACAGCAGACAGTGCTAAATCAGTAGCCGATTCTGCGGTTTCTACAATTGGAAAATGGTGCTACAACAATGACATTACCTACATAAATGGTGGTAAGATCTACACCGGAACCGTAACCGCTGACAAGTTGGCTGCTAATTCAGTTACTGCAGATAAGATCTTAGCAGGTGCTATAACCGCAGACAAGTTGGCGGTTGACGCTATCACCTCACGAAATTATGTTAAGGATACCTCCGGAACGAAGATATCTTTGGCTGACGGTAGTTATGATAGTAAGTATACGAAGATCAACAGTGAAGGAAAGATAGAATGTTCAAATATAGCGATTACTGGTGGATCAATTGAATTTAAAGGCTCTACGATAGATGATACGTTAATAGCCCTTATTTACGAAAGTAATGTTTCTGACGAGCCCAATTCACTTTCGGTTTATCCAGCGGGAATAGATATTAAATATTCATCATCAGCCAATATGTCTAGTTATTTTACATCTTATTCATATAGTGGAGTGACTATCGACGCTGGTCCTAAGGCTATTATGACTGCCGATCGCCAAGGGTCTAGTGTTGAACTATATTCCAGCGTAACAAATCGATCTATATTATTGGATGGAGGGTCTGGAACTATAGTGGTTGATGGAGACGTGAGTACATCTAGCGGAATTTCATTAGTGAATCTATGGAATAATGTTTCTACCTATTATCAGCCTTTCGGCTCTTCCGGAGCTAGCCTTAAAAGTGGGCAGAACCTTAACGAGTTTTATTCTGGTGTTATACTAGGGGCAGGAATGGGAAATGCGCCCAATGACGGCTGGTGGTTAATAGTGAGTGGCGGGACTGGTGGTACAGTAACGCAAAGAGCTTATAGTTTATGGGATGGGTTGTGTTATTGGCGTTATTGTGCAGCCGGCAATTGGTCTGGGTGGAATTCCACTATTAACGGTACGGACATTAGCATGTCTGGAAGTATAACTTCTGGACAGATAACGTGTACCAATTTAGCATCAAACTCCGCGGAATCCACCACCAGTAAACCGAATGTTTTCGCATATAATGCAGGACGTCTTATCAGAAGCACCAATACTTCATCCAGACGGTTTAAAGACGATATCAAACCATTGGAAAATGACGATTTGAACCCAGACAAGTTGTACGATATTGGTATATATCAGTTCAAGTATCGACAAGATTATCTTTCAAATCAAAAAGATACACGATACAGAAAGGATCTAATCGGATTTATAGCTGAGGAGATATTTGAAAAGTATCCAATAGCAGCAGACTATGAAATTGACAAAGACGGAAAAGTTGTAGTAAATGCTTGGAACGAACAATATCTTATCCCGGCAATGCTGAAGCTTATTCAGGATCAGCACATGCAACTTATTAACCAAGAAATGAAAATTAAGATTTTGGAAGACAAAGTAATGTTTATGTAAAGGAGAGAATATCATGGTTAAATTACAAATTATCTTCGCTTCGGCGGCAAGTAACAAGTTTATTATGCTCGTTTTATTGGCAATTGTAGGAGATACCTTATTCGGGTGTTTCCGTGCAATCAAGGAGCATAGGTTCAATTCAAATTTTGGCATTGATGGAGCCATCCGGAAAGCAAGTATGGTAGCAGCCATTCTGTTCTTCGTATTCGTGGATTACATAGTGAGAATTAATTTGATCGGATTCATTCCGCAAGAAATCCGGGAATATCTGAAAGTACAGAGTATCGGCATGACGGAGTTCTTTGCACTGCTATTCATTGCGTATGAAGCAGTTAGCATCATTAAGAATATGGTACTGTGTGGGCTTCCGGTGAAGAAAGTATGGTTGTACCTTAAGACATTTCTTAGTAAATACACAGATGAACTTCCAGATAGTGATGAATTAGAAACGGAGGGAAATGCATATGAAGATAAGCACAACAGGATTAAATCTCATTAAGTCATTTGAGGGATGTCGACTTACTGCATACAAATGCCCGGCAGGAGTATGGACGATTGGTTACGGTCATACTGGTAATGTAAAGTCTGGCCAGAAGATCACGCAGGCGAAAGCGGATGCATATCTTAAATCAGATCTTGCTAAGTTTGAGAAGCATGTTGCTTCATATGATAAGAAATACAAATGGACGCAGAATGAGTTTGATGCACTTGTTTCTTTTGCCTACAATGTTGGTTCGATTACGCAGCTTACAGCTAACGGTACCAGAACGAAGAAGCAAATCAGCGAGAAGATTCTTGCGTATGATAAGGCTGCAGGTAAGACATTGGCAGGACTTACTAGACGTAGACAGGTAGAGAAAGCACTCTTTGATAAACCGGTTGCTACAAAGAGTACGAACACATCAAAGAAAAGTACCGCTTTGAAGAAGGGCGACAAAATCCGTATCAAGGCTGGGGCAAAGGATTTGAATACGAAAGGAAAATATGCTACATTCGTATATAAGACGACATACATTATTCATAGCATTAAAGATAAAAAGGTAGTCTTTGGAAACAGATCTGTAATAGTGGGTAAGGTTAAGGTATCAGATTGTTATAAGGTCTGA